GTTAATGACAACTCTACAGTACAACAAGTAGTACCAGAAACTACACTAGGCTTTGTACCTACACCTGGAACACCTGAGAGTTCAACACCTACCAGTGGTTACTATACCCAAAAAGTAGATGAACAGTACAGAGCCGAACCGGAACCTACTGATAATGGTTATGATATTAATGACTTAGCATCTAAGTTAGGTGTTGACCCTAATTCACTAGGAGTACCTGAAGAACCTAAAGTAGAGCCTCCTTTATCTACAGAGGATTGGTATTCTAAGCAGTTTAGTACAGAAGAAGCTAAACAATTTGCTGCTAATTTCCAAAAACACTTTGGAATGGACATTAAGCAAGTTTATGAAGTTATAAACCAAACTGCTCAGGTAACACAAGGATTAGAACAATGGAGGAAACAAGTATCAGTACAACAACAGACTCAGCAGTTAAGAACTGAGTTAGGTAACGACTATGATTCTCTTATGCCTCTAGTTGGTCAGCGTTTCCAGGAAATTAGAAAAGTTAATCCTAAACAAGCTGAGGCTTTGGATAATATTGATGGGGCTAGAATGTTAGCAGCTCTCATCCGTCAAGAGCAGGGTCAGCAAAAATATACAGGTCAGAATACTAACGTACCTACTTATTTACCTAATAGAAGACCTGTTAACAGAGGTAATGATAATAGTTCGCCAGTTATAAAAATGAGTGATTTTCTTAACTGGACTGATGATGAGGTTCAAAGACGAATGCCTGACATTTATCGGGCTAAGCAAAACGGTACATTTATACATGACATTTAGAGGTAAACTTTTATGTACTACGAATCGGCTCCACAAGGCTCGGCTTTCAATAATAACAAGGCTGCTGTCTTTATTCCTGAGATTTGGTCAAGAGACTTAATTAGACGACGTGATGAGAATTTAATCATGCGTCCTCTAGTTGGTATGATTGACTTTAGAGGTAATAGAGGTGATACTATTTACATTCCTTATGTTTCTAACATGAGTGTAAATAACAAAGTAGCAGGTCATCCTGTTAGTTATCAATCATTCTCAGAAAATCGATGGACAATGATTGTTAACAGATATAAAGAATCGTCCTTCGCAGTTGATGAGCTAACACGCTTACAAACTGATAGAGACTTACGTTCTATGTATACAGAGCGTGCTGGTTTTGCTTTAGCCCGTGACATTGAATACGCTTTATTAGCAGAACGTGCTACTATCAACGGCTACAACTCAGCTAGTAATGTTATTACGAGTGCTGCTCCTATTGACTACACTGACATTTTAGCTGGTTTAGAGATTCTAGAATTAGCTAATGTACCTAGGAGTGGTATCAAACTTCTCATCTCTGTTAAGCAACACGCATCGTTACTGACTCAAGAAAAATTCATCAATGCTGACTACAGAAGTCTATCATCAGGTGTATCTAGTATGGGATTAGTTGGTAGTGTACTAGGTATCCCTATCTATGTGTCCAATAGTTTATCCACTAACTCGACTACAGGATTCTACAATGGGGACCCTGATGTTGCTACAGCTTCACCTACACCTGGAATGTCTGGCTCTTTGTACTTCCCTACACAGTCACCCTCACTTAAGTCAGGTACTACAGTGACAGCTAGTGGTTTAACTGCTGGTTATGACACAGCTATGCTGATTCACCCTGATTGGTGTAAGTTAGCTATGGTTAAGGAGCCTAACGTTGATGCTGATTGGTCAACAGACTATCAAGAGTGGCACATTGTACAGACTCAAGTGTATGACGCTGAGGTATTCCGTCCTGACTCTGCTGTTCTCATCAACACTACAGAAAGCTAAGCAAAGTATGGGTAGAGTAGAGTAAACGGTTAAACAGGCACTCTACTTAGGTCTTTCTAGGGAGTTGAGTATGCCTAATACAAAAAACATAAAGTTAATAACAGAAGAGTGTAAAAAACAAGGCTTGAGTAAATATCAAGCTGCTTACGTTTTAGCTACTGTTCAACACGAGACAAATAACACGTTTGAACCTGTAGAGGAGGGTTACTACCTAAAAAATCCACTAGCTTTTCAAAAGACACTAAGGTACTACCCTTACTTTGGTAGAGGGTATGTACAACTAACCTGGAAAGATAACTATGAAAAGTTCAATGTTATTCTAGGTGTTAAGGGTACTGGTAATGACCTAGTAAAATACCCTAATGTAGTAATGAGAGAACCTGTATCTAGGTTTATCTTAGTGTATGGTATGAGAACTGGGACATTCACTGGTAAAAGACTAAGTAACTTTATTACTGATGCTAAGCAAGACTATAAAGGAGCTAGACAGATTATTAATGGTAGAGACAAAGATACACTAATAGCTGGTTATGCTCTGTTGTGGCTAAAATCTAAAGAGATTAGAGAGGTTTATCATGGATAAGTTTGACTTTGTTGATATTATGACTGAGTTAATGATGTTAGAGCTTGATATAGAAGAAAATTTAGAGTTTGGTACTGAGGACTTAGAAGCAGAACGAAAATCAGAGCTATTGTTCATTAAGGTAGCACACTCATTCTAGTAAATCAGCAACCCTCTCTTGAATTACGGAGGGTTTTTTCATGACTACAAGTACCCTGTCTAGGCTTGATGTAGGTAATAACATCCTTAATGCTGCTGGGGAACGTTCAGTAAATAGCTTAGGTGGTATTTTAGGTAATTTAGTGTTATCAAGTATTAGAGAAGCTGCTTTAACAGTCAGTAATGCAGCTACATGGTCAGAACTAAGGAGTATAATTAATGCCTCATCATGGTCATCTGACGTAGCTACTCTACCAACTACAGTCTACAGAGTAAAAAATGTATTTTGGTATACTTCTCCTAATGGATTACCTGCTACAGCCTATGATTACCAAGATATAGTTATTCCTTTTGTGGATAATGAGCAGTATAGAGGTATTTTAAAAGTACCATTTGATGACAATGCTAATACTCCTCAGTGTTGGACTATTGAGTCAAAAAATGTAATACGAGTAACACCATACCCTAATAACTCATTAGCTCGTTCTAAAGTTAAATTTGAGGTGTATCAGTTAGTCTCAGTACCATCTAATGATACCAGTTATTTTACTGTATCTGACTTATTAGTGAATCTTGTACAGTACAAAGCTACAGAGTTATTCGTTATTAAACACACTAATGACTTAAACTTAGCTCAAGTATATGCTTCTTTGTATGACTCATTCAAAAAACAAAATCTGATAAGTGATAGTGGATTACCAGTTACAGGGTACTCAATGTACAGAAGTAAAAGGAGACGGGTATTATGAAACGTGAGGAACAATCACTAATTAGTCAACAGCCTCAGACACAAGGAGACAGAACTAGACAAGACGCTGACACTACTTTCTACGTGGATAATTATGGTGGTATCAATGTAACGTCACCTACTATAAATATCCCTTATAGTGATAGTCCAGAAATGCTAAATTGTAAAGTAAGCTTATCTGGTACTTTATCAAAAAGAAATGGTTCATTCATTAGAAAGTCTAGTGTAGGCACACCGGATGGGACTATTATTACTACATTTAACTTAATTAATAACAAGACTATCCTAATACAAAAAAGGGGTAAGAGCTTAGACATCTACCTACTACCCGAAGAACATGAGTTAGTAGAAGCAACGCTTATCAAAACGTATGATAATGTATGGTCTGATTACTCAGCCACTCAAAAACCATCATTTGTGTGGACTTCTGAAGTTAAACCAAGACTTATTATGACTACACCATCTAACACTGTGGTTGAACTAGAGGTAAGTCAGTTAACTATTACAGGGGATGGGGATACTAACATTGTAGTTAATGGTGATTATACTGGTTTCTGGGATAAGGACTACACATATGGTATATATGATAACAATGTTATATCACTGTCATCTATAACATATAGTTCTCCATCCACTACTTTTACGTTTAACTCAGTTATACCAAATGGTCAACAAATCAACTTATTCCAACCAGTTTGGCATTGGTGGGCTGAGGCTATTAAGAGAACTAATGACCAAAGTTATGCTTCTACATTTAGGTTTAATACGTCTGTAAATGCAGATGCTAACGTAGAGATACCCCCAGAGCTTAGACGCGGTTTAGAGGCTGATTCTGTATCGTTTGGCTCATCATTAGCTTATGGTGTTAAACCTTTATTAGTTTACAAAACTAACTCAGCTACACCTACAGCTTTTACTTTTGACTCCACACCCGATGATAAGGATGATTACGCCTTTTCTAACAAAGTATACACTACAGGTGCGGGTGCTGATTACATAAGTCCAGGCACAGCTTGGCTAACATTTGGTGGTATAGATGGAACGGGAACTAACCCCCCAACGCCAGTACACTTAGTAAGACAATTTTATCTACCTTTTAACGGTGGTACTGGTATAACTTGTACAGATATACAGGTTTACTCATCAACAGGACTAAAATTACAAGCTAAGTACAATACAACAAGAGGAGCTAACTCAGCTACAGACCAATTTTACTGGCTACACAAGAGTGATATGACTGTAGAGATTACTGACACTAACTCAGTTAAGTGTATTAGCTTTGGGGGTGGTTATCCTTATGGGCTAGCTGAGGCATTTGTTGAGATTATCAACTCTAAGGTATCATCTACAGTTATTGGGACATCAGCAGTTTCTACTTATTACTCACCAAAGACACCTGGAACGTTTAGACCTTGGTATGGTGCGTCTCTATATGCTAATTTTAACTCAGGTACATTCCCTAGTGTTGTTGGTATCTACCAAGATAGGTTAGTATTGACAGGTTTTGCATCCGCCCCATTAACTGTATTATTTAGTAATAGTTCTGATTCTGGTAGTAGGTACTACTACCAAAACTTTCAAGTAGATTTTGAGGATACATTAACCTCGACTAACCCTGTAGAGATTGTTCTAGATGGTAGTGTAGAAGACTCTGTTACTAACGTAATCTCTTGGTATAACTCAATGTTCTTAACTACTAGAAGAACTACAAGAAGGATACATGGTGGTGATAGAGTCGCTATATCACCTACTAATATTTATCAAAATACAGTAGGTGGTGTAGGTTGTGAATCTAGACAAGGTATGGTAAAGACTGATAACAAGGTAGTATTTGTATCTAATTCTGGACTTTACTCTATCACTATTATTGACCAATCGAGTGAATATACAACAGAGAATATTGGACTAAAGGTTAAGGACTTCTTTAATAATAATAGTGTATACCCAGAAAAGTCTTGGATTTTTTATAATCAGTTAGATGATGAAATATGGGTAGGGTTATCATCTGGTAATGACCAATACATCTTAGACACTTGCTTAATACTGTTTAATCAGAGAGAAGCATGGTCAGAGTATGGTCTAACTGGGGGTATCATGCCTAGTATATCAGGATGTTCTAACGGTAAAAGGTCTCTACTTTGTATTGTTAATAGAGACACTGATATTGATGTGGAACCCAGTACAAGTAGTCAGTTATTAGTAACTGAGTTTAACCTAAAAAATGTGTTAACTGACCTAACAACGAGTCCAACATATGCTCAAATGGTAGCAGGTTATACAACAAGTAGTTATCATAGAAGACTACAGTACATTGTTAATGATAGTCAAAGAATTATATCCACACTACCTAACCACTGTCAAACAAATTATACTAATCATGGTTTCAGGTTTCTTCCTTTATCAGACAGAAATGACTATCTTAGCGTAAGAAAATATAATGGTATATTTTGGGAAGATTTATCACTAGCTAACAATGACTTCTCTCTTATGACCTCTAACTACGCTCTAAAAATACTGAGATACCCTTACTCAGATGGTGACTTAGTAGAAATAAGTCTAGTTAATGATGATGGTAATAAGCCTATACATGTATTTAGAGATAACTTTGAGTTAACACAGATAACTGATTTTACTGTAACAGAGGATGGTCACTATAACAAGGTAACTTTAGTAGGTACTGGTAATACAAATAACGTATTCTTAGTTGGGCAAACTATACCATGTTGGCATTTTACGCCTACTTTTTTTAGACAAGGTATAACTAATCTTAAGAGAGTTGTTCATTATACTGGGTATTACCTTAATAAATACTTCCAGGATATTTATGACTCAAGTGACGTTAACTCTCTTAGTGGTCAAACAGACTCAGAAATAACTGACCTTTACAAGGTACAAGTAGGGGTATCTCTGGGTATTTTGTACAATGACGCTAGAAATGGTGTCTACGATACTGAGGTATATGGTAGTGATAGTCTATACTGGGACACTAGCACGTTTGACTACGCTAGAGACGCATATAGAAATCAGATGAACGATGTTGTTAGAACAACTATCCCTATCATAGGTGTAGGGTACTCATTCCAAACTGTTAACTTTGACTTCTCAACTAAGATGTTCGAGTTAGTAGGATACAATGTAGAGACTAGACAAAAGGGTAAGAATTCTACCAGGTGGTACTAATGAATGAGGAAAAGCGTAAGTTAATTAAGGACTACTTAACTATTTGTTTGATGATACTTTACCTTATTACATCTATGGTAGGTATGTTTTATCCAAGAGCAAATGACCTTAAACCAATGATTAAGGAAGATTTAGAACTTTTAAAGGAGTGAGCATGTTTAACTTTCTGTTGATGATTATCATTTTTATGCACAAACCAATAAACAGTAGAATGTACAGTGTTAGAGAGACAACGGAGGTCGTGGATTATGTTTAGGTTAGGTTCTGCTGCTGGCGTTATTGGGTTAGGATTACAAGCTGCTGGCATGTTTGGGGGAGGTGGAGGTTCAACAACTCAATACGTTCAGGATAATAGAGCTAAATATGAAGCTGACATGATTGGTTTTCAGAGTACATTGGATAACCAAAGATGGGCTGAGCAGATATTAAATGGTCAGATACAGGCTCAAACAGCTATTGATGATTACTCATTTAATCTTCAGAATCTACAATTAGATAAAGAAATGGAAATGGCTGAGCAAAGTATTACCCAACAATACAATGCCTCATTGTTCCAAAATTCACTGTCTAGGATGAATAATGAAGTAAATAGGTATAGTCAGCTAACCCAGTATAATCAAGCTAAGATTAACGCTGATTATCAAGATGCTGTTACTCAAAGGAAGTTACTATTATCACAAATGAGTAATCAAGCTGACTTAGCTAATTCGACTAATCAGAACACTATTAATCAAGTTGGTTTAAGGATGTCTGATTTAGGGAAGGATGCTGAGACAGAATTACAGAGAAGAAACCTTGACTTACAAGAATCTGGACTAATGGATACTGAGACAGCCCTTGGTTATAAACAACAAGGATTAGACCTTAGTAACATGGAACTTAATCAGAAGTTAGCTGAGGGTAATCAGACACTTGATACACAACAGGCTAAGGGTGACATTACAGCGTCAATAAACAAGTCTCAAGCTGAGTCAGAACGGGGTAACGCTATTCGAGAGATGTTGAGGAATGTAGCTAAGTCTGAACAGGAGTTCTCTGTGTATCAAACCTTGTTAGGTGCTAACGGTCGTGGTGGTGGTGGTACTCAAACTAAACAAGTTGGGTATGACCAAATGTTACAAAGTACACAAGGTCAAGGGGCTATTCAAGACCAATATGCTCAAGGAGTGGGTACTGCTGACTTACAAAGGAGTATGAATCAACAAGATGTTAACCTTGGTAGAAGAAATTTAGGTCAACAAGTAGGTTTAGCTAGACAAGGTATAAGAAATCAGGAAGGTCAACTAGGACTAGAACGTAATGATGTATCTCGTCAAAGGGGAGCTATACAAAATCAAAGGTCAGCACTAGAAGTACAACAGAGTGTAGACTCAGCTAGTAGAGAACTACAACTACTAGGTTTACAGGCTCAACAAGGTTATGATGTATTTAGTAAAAGTATTTTACCAGACATGCAGTACCTTGGAGAAGGTCTCATGAGTCAATGGAATAGGACTAATACTAATTATTCATTAGATACACAAGAGCAGGGTAATAACCTAAACTATGAGATGGGTAATGGTATACTAGATATGCAAAATGACTCTAATTTGTATAGTTCTCTAAATGGTTTAGACCAAGTGTTAGCTAACTATAACCTACAAGGTAATTCAGCTATAGCGTCCTATCTAGCTAATATGGGTAATACACAGATGCAAAAAGCTTCAGGACTTAATCAAATAGCTGGTAATACATTTTCTCAGCTAGGTCAATACGGAGGGTATTCTCAACCTATAACAGGCTCTACAGGTGGTGGAGGAGGTTTTAACCCTGCTGGTTTATCCAGTTTCTTTGACTCCGCAATGTCACTATTAGGCAACAGAGGTAATTCAGTATCAGGTAATCCTTATGCTTACTCAGGTGAATCAATACCCTCATTTTCCGGTGGTACGGTTCCCGAAGGAAGTTACTCCGGTGGTACAATGAATGGAACTATTAATTGGTAACTAATATGGTAAAACAGATAGGGGAGAATAGCCCATCGTCTATTCTAAACAGTATACAAGTTCCACAATTAACTGATTTTGCTACGGGTAATTATCAGAATGTTATTGAGAAAACCTTAGATAACTATAAACAAGCTATGACCTCTCTTGAGGCTAAGATGACAGTAGATAATTCTACCTGGAAATCTATGCGTCAAAAGAATGAGGATTATGCAGCACAGGTAGAAGCTGTTAACCGTGCTAATGCTCAGTCTAAACAGGGTGGCTCTGATTGGGGGTCAGCCTTAGCTAATGTAGGCAAGTCCTTAGTTAGTGGCTTAATAGCTAATGAACAGTTACAGGCTCAAAAGGAACAACAAGCTTTTGAGAATAATCTAGCTACAGAAAAGTTAAACTTAACTAAGGAAGAGATTAAAGCTAAGAAGAGTGCTGAGGAGCAAGCTGCTGCTCATGAACAGTTAACAACTTTAGTACAAGCTAGGTTAAGTGAAATCGAGGGTGAAGCATATAGGACTATACAAAAAGGTTCTTATGAACAGGGTATATCTTACGCTGAGGCTCAAGTAGGAAGTCTCATGAGTGACCCTTTATTTGCCTCTATGAGTGACGCTAACAAGTTTTATGTAGCTTCACTAGGTCAGTCATTTTTGACTCGTATCAGGAAAGAAAATTTGACACAAACGAGAGGAGAGGCTGAGAAGATAGAAGACTCGACAATAACCTTAGCTCAAACTCAGTTCCAATATCAGAATGTATCACTACTTAAAGGTATTGAGAATGGTGCGGGTGTGTTAGATGCACCAAAAGTTGAACAATCAGTCAAAACTATTCTACAATCTGCTCAAGACATTGTAGCAAATGACCCATCATTAACAGCTATTTTAACAGATAAGTCTAAATATGTAAAATACTACTCAGGTATATTAAGCCAAGTTAACGATGCTCTTGGTAAGTATTATGGTCAAGCTGGACAATGGACTCAACAGTCTGAGACATATAGAGAAGCTATGACTCAGTTATCTCTTATAGAGACCTTAAGAGGTGCTGGTAAAATGACTGAGGGTGAGTATCAAAGGTCAGCAGTTATCATCTTAACTGGTTTAGGTATATCCCCTGACGTATCTAAGATACCAACCACTCAGGTTAATGTAGCAAGGTCTGAGAGAGAACGTCAACAAGAGATTGAACGTCAACAAGCAGCAGTTACTCGTTCAGAAAATCTAAGAACACTAAATGCGAATAACCCACAGTTTGCTCAAGCTAACAAGTTTAACTTAGTATCAGCACTCTTTAATACTATATCTAACCAAAATGGTCAAACGATTGAGCAAGCTATATCCTCTCTAGAATACTCTATTAAAGAACAACCTGATGTAGCACAAGCTAGGGACTATAATTCTCAATTATCATTACTTAAAACGTTTAGAACTGACAGAATTAGGGTATCTACATTAAGAGAACAGGCTGCTAAGCTAGAGGGTGAGTTAGCAGCACTCAACTTTAAGATAAATCCTCCTAAGTTAGAACAGTATATACAACCAGCAGGCACTCCTCTTGGTACTTCTCAGGGTGTATCCCCTAGAGCCGAGGTTCAATACTTAGACAACCCTACACCTATTCCAGGTGCTTCTAAAGAACAGTTTGAAGCTAAGGCTAGAGAACTACAAGAAAAATACAACCAAATTACTGAGGTTGCATCTAAATGGGCTGACAATGGTATCAACATATTCAACCTTACTGACAGAACTTACTTAAATAAGTTAGACGCTGAGACAAAAGCAGCTAGAGACGCTATTAAACAAAGTCCTGAGTACCAACAACATAATCCTAATTCTGGGCTATCACCCACTACACAACAAAATACACAAACCCCTGAAGTCTCTAAGTTAGCAAAAGCCTTAGAGTTTGAGGTAAGAAGAAACGGTTATCAAGATGTAACTGTTAATTATATTCAACATAGTGTTCCTAAGTATGAGGATAGAGTAAAATTAGTTAAGCCTATTCAAGATAGGGTTAATGAGTTAGACAGTAAGTATCAGAACGCTATTAATGTGATACAACAAGCTTACTCAGATGGAGCAACTGCTGATGTACAAGAAGTTATTGATACATTAGTGTATAACAAGGCTGGAATGAGTGAGGGTCAGATTAAGCTTATGGATGGTATGTTGAAAGAACAAACTACTAAGCTAACTAACCTTAACAAGTTACTACAATCTAAGTCCCAATGGTATAGACAGAAATTCGGAGAAGATACACAGAGTAGACCTCCTACAAATTTTTCTTCGGGTAGTGAGCCTAAACCAGCTAGTCAAACTCCACTACCCACTCAGAGACAAGCACTAGCCTCAGAAATGCCACTAGCGGGTAACTTAGCTAAGACCTCATTTGGGTATGTACCATTTAAGGGGGGTAATATCACATATATCAGTGACTTTCAAGGGAGACAACGGTTTGGTACTAAAAAAAGACCTAAGCACAATGGTATTGATATAGTATCATCTGACCCTAGAGTGTCTACTATTCAAGGCGGAACCGTAGTATTTGCCAAAGAAGGACTTAATGGGGGATATGGTAACTTAGTTATTGTCAAAGCGGGTGATGGAACTTACGAGTTATTTGGACACCTAAAGTCAATTAATGTTAAAAAGGATGATAATATTGACCCAGCTACACAGATTGGTATCATGGGTAATTCAGGTAATTCTACAGGGGCGCACGTACACTTTGGCGTCACTACAAGTATTGACCTTAAAACGTTTACATCCTCTACTTGGCTTGACCCAGTACAATACTTACAAAAAGTTACGGGTAAGGTAACATTACCTAGAGGTCAGGGTGCATCACCTAATCAAGGTTCTAACGTAGACACATATGATAATAGTATGACTGGTTTCTATACTATGAGTAATAACTTGACTTACATGTCTGGTTATGTACTAGATAGAACTACAGGTAAGATAAGGAAAGCTACACAGTCAGAAAGAGCTAATGTTAGTAATTATACACCAATAGGAACAATTACTAGAGGTTCTAATAATCAGCCTACTCAAGCTAATTATAACTCATCTAGTGGTGAGACAATAACTGAGAGGTATAGAATACCTAAACAAGCTGAGTCTGATGGGGATTTCTTATTCGTTCACCCAACGGGAAGGAAAGCCTCTAATGGTAACGTTATTCTAGCTGTTGAGGGTTACAGGAAGGGTAAGAAAGTATTCGCTGTAGAAGCTGTATCAGGGGCTACAGGCATTTCTACTAACAGACATCAACCTGGACAAAATAATATGTTACCAGACGGTACATGGAATGTAGCTAGAGATACAATAGCGGGGGCTAGTGCCGCAGTAGGAGACCAATTTTTACCATTATCCTATGTTGGAAAGACGGGACGAGCCGATATTGGTATTCATGTAGATGGTAACAATAACAAAGTAACTGCGGGTTGTATAGCTACGTTTACAATAGCTGATAGAGATAAAATTTATCAGTTTGTGAGAAACACTAACAGACAGTTAAGGTTGTATGTAAATACTCAAGATGTAGAAAGAGTAACAACTAGAGCCTCTTCTACTAATACACCTACAGGTAATTCTACAAGTTCCCCAGTTGTACAAGCTAGTCCTTATCGGTCAGCGTACTCAGGTAAGAAAAATGACCCAACCGCTAATTATGGGTATCAGACTTTAAAGGATAACCCTGCTTACGCTAGAGCCTTAGCTGAGGGTGCTGACAAGGCAGGTGTACCTGCTGTTTGGTTAGCTGACTTAATTGATTCAGAGTCATCATGGAACAACATTCAGAGAACTGATGGTAAAGCTGCTGGACTGTTCCAAGCTACCCCAGAAACCCTAGGATGGTTAGGTAGAGCCACTATTGGTAGACCTATGACTAAACAAGAGTTTATTAACAAAGGAGTTGTTTGGCAACTTAGTGTAGCGTTCCCTACTTACTTAAACATTGTTAGTAAAGATGCTGGCAAAGGCTACAACTCTATGGGTGATGTATTAGCAGCAGTTTGGGGAGGTAAGAGGTCATTAGCTCGTGACCCTAGAACTAGACAAGGAAATGTGTATGAGGGTAGAATAACCTGGAACATGCGAATGAACAAAATGGGTAGAAGGGTAGGTAGAAGTTATGACCCTCAAGCTAGTCTACCTGGATTACCTACTATAATTCATGATAATCCTAGAGATACATGTGCATTGTGTAACCAGATGTTACTAAACGGTAGTTTTACTACGCATTCAGTGAAAGGAATAGGAGAAGGAGTACCCAATAATTATGCCTAATTCTGATATTTTTAATCCGCCAACACCTGATAAGGCTGCTGAGGGTAGAAACCTACAGAGAACTAAACCAACCAGTGTTCCTGACCCTTCTAATGCTCCCCCTGCTACTGTTGGTGATATGCCAACTTTACCAGAGTCAGCTACACAACAAGAAGTAACTAAAGACCCAAATGCTCCTATAGTAGATGATAGTCAGTTATTCCCTGTACAACCTCAAGACGCTACTCAACCTAGTCCGAGTCAATTAGCCACTCCTCCTGTATCAGGTGAACAACCTAATGAGTATCAGCAGATGTCTCAGAATGGTGTTAACCCTACTCAGTTCTCAGTACCATCTATTTTAGACAGTAATAGATACCTACCAGTAACAGGTGGTCAAGCTGGATTTATTGACCCATCTATTGAGTTAAAGAATGGTATTGATTATAACCAAGGTATCCTTAACCCAATTAATCTTATACAAAATACTCAGGGTATACCATACATACCTAAGACTGACTTTACTGACTTAACCCCTGATTATAGTGACTCGATTGATAGAGTCAATAGGATGAGACAGGAAAATAATCAAGCCTATGAAAATTATTATAAAGCTAGAGAAACAGTTATTAAGGAAGATAACTACAGAAGAAACGCTGACCTTAATTTGTTTCCAAAGATACCAGTAATTGATAATGATGTATCATCTAATGGTTTAGCAAGTGAGTTAAGTCGTTCATTACAAAGGACATTTGACCCTAAAGGAGAGAAAAATAAAGTAGGTATTGGTGGTATAACTGATTGGTTGTTCAGAGACGTGACTAATCTAGTTAGAGGATGGTGGAATTACACAGAAAATTTAGGGGATGACCCTAACTTGACAACATACCAAAAAATAAATGGTTTAATAGCTTCTAACTTACTTAATCCAGTAGGTAATATTAGAGAGTTTTTTGACCCTGAAGGAAGCAAAAAGAATGAAGCAAGTGTACAAAATGACTTAAAAGGGACATTATTAAGACTTGGTACAAGGAATAGAGAGGGTGAGAAGTTAGACTATGGGGATGCTGGTTTAGTCAGTACAGCTTTAAAAATAGGTAATATAGCGTGGTCCACTGTATGGGGTGTAGCCTATGATGTTATTGATAATACAGTAATAGCTGCTCATCAAGGAAAATGGAACCCTCATGGAGAGTCTAGAACATTACAGGCTATTATGGGTCAAAGAGACTGGGGTATTGAGTCTAACTGGACACCTGAGAAGTATCTATCATGGTCTGAACCTGAAGACGTAAGAGGTAAGGGTAAAGTTCCCAAGGGATATTTTGAGAAGGTAGACCCTAACAATACAGTCCCAGGATTCCTTAAAGGACTGTCTCACGCGTGGTTTGACTTACCAGAGAACTCAGCTACTATTTTAGCTACAAAGATAGATAAAGAAGGTAAAGTTACTAATGAAATTGATAAGGGAACATACGAGGGTATAGTTAGACCTTTACACTGGCTAGTTCAGGGTGTACCTACTTACACACTATCATTTTTTGGTAACGGAGGATTAGATACACTAACAGGAATAGCTGCTAAAAAGGCATTATCATCAGTTAAAAACGTTGTTAGTGCTGCTAGAACAGTAGAAACTGTTGCTAACAATATAGATGATGTTGCTCAAGTTGCTACTAGGGTAGATGACCCTATACAACAAATTTACAAGGAATCTAACAATATTCCCGATGGTGTATCTGTTCAGAGAGTAGTTACCAACAGTACAGATGATATACAACCTAGAGTAGTAGATAAACCATCTAGTGGTACTGTAGAAACGGTTGAGTCTAAATTTTTTAGAAGAAATGATGCTAACTTACCTAAGTACGAACCCAAAAAAGAAGGCTATGTTGAGGTATACAAATTTGAAACACCTGATAAGACGTTTAATGTTGAGATTCCTGTAAAAAAAGGAAATGTTGTTGTTGATAACCCTATTGTAGTTAAACCTTTTGATTATGTATCATACACAAGAAAAGCAGGGTTAATAGATTCAGGTACTCTGATACCTCCTAGATTATTAGAGACAGTCCCTAGGGATGCTAGTGATATCACTACACAAGCTAAGAGACTACTTGATGGTAATGGTAGACCTCTACTTGATGTTAGACGTGAAATATCTCTAACTGACACAGAAATAGGCGCACTAAGAAACCTAGACACACTTAACTTATCTGAGTTTGGTTTACCTATTAATAAAACAGTAGATAATGCTAACTTATTAGATGCTGGCGGTGAATTAGTTTTAGTTCCTAAGTATCCACATTTAAAAGATGACTTCTTACCTTATGATGATATTATGGGTATCAATTCAGGTAACGCCGCTAGTAAGTACGATAGTCTAACTAGAAGACTACTTGAAACGACCGACCCAGAAAAACAAGCTAGACTCCAAAACCAAAGATTAGTGGCTCTAGCTAAGTTAGCGGATAACGGTCAAGCTTACCAAGCTGTACAAGATAGACTACCTAAGTTACTAACAGGTACAAGTGATGACATTGTAGAGAATGGAAACTTAATGGTTAGTAGAGAGATACAACTAGCGGGTGAAAATGCTGAGTTAAGAAAACTTACATTGGACTTAGAAGATATTCAGAAAAAGGTAGCTTTCTTAGATGAACAACAAGCTTTATATCCCGTAGGTAGAGGAAACCTAAATGGTGAGTTGGCTACAAGAGAGATATACTCAGGTGTAGATGAACCAAGACTATCTAATATAGACCAAGTTAATGAAGTACCGTTACCTAGAGATGTTAGTTATAGAGAAAAAGGGTTAATGGATACTGCTGAGTTAGACAATAGCGTTGTTAGAGTTGATGATATATTTCCTGATTCACCTGAAGACCCAAGGATTAATATGTTAGCTCAACAGTTAATGAGTAACAGAGAATTAGATACAATAAAAGTTAAGAAGTTTATCAAGGAGTATTTAGCTAGTAATCCACAAGCTTCTATTAGTCAAGTTAAACAAGCATTTGATAGTAGAATTTCACAGTTTAATGGGGCTAGGTCGTTTGGTGATGTATCACTAGATGGTAATCCTAATATGCCTAAACAAGTAGCCGAACTAATTGACAATATTAGAGCAGATACACCCCCATCTTATATGAAGTATATGTTAGATGGTACTAGAGGTGACACAAAAGCTATGAGACAGTTTAGGGAATCAATCTCTAAAAATAAACCAGAATTAGCATGGTGGGAAGTAAAAAGTTTATACAAAAAGGGAAGTACAGTATCAGAAAAATTTAATAGTCAAGTAGACAACATGATGCAGAAACTAGCGGGTGTACCTATTAATCCAGGTACTACAGATATTAAGGATAGAATCGTCACTCTTGCTACATCAACGAGTGCTAATGTTACTAAAATTAGACAGTTTGTTAAGGCTAATGAATTAGATAATATATTTATGTCTCATGATTCTGGTATAGCTTTCTCTAGGAGTTGGGAGACGACTAACCTAGAAGG